CATTACTATTGATATTGGCTTCACGCTGCCCTCCGATGCTCTATGTAAAGCAGCATGTCCAGAGGTTTGCTTTGATGATTGCGTGTTAGATTCCAGAAAGTCAGCCAATCCTCACCCCAGGGATTACCAAAGGGAATCCACTGTCCATCCTCACGCATGGGGTATTCAGGGTTTCGGTTCAATTCAGGAAAACAGCCAGGGTTTCCATATGGGTGCATTGAGGGAATAAGTGGTGGGATCTTGCGTAAGAGACTTCTTTTGAAGATAAATCTCCCCGTTCCAATATGACCACTCTTGAAAGAGACGTGTCCTTTGCCTTGGGTTTCAGGCTTGAAGGTTGCTCCAATCTTGGTAATAAATTCGTCTTTCTTTCTGTGCCACTGAATGATTGAGCCATAGTTGAAGATCTGATAATCAGGAAAGGTTTCAATCGCATCATTCAAGACTTCAAGGGTATTAGAGAAGTATTCGTCATCTGAGTCTAGCCAACAGATCCATTCTCCAGAGGCAGCCTTCATGCCGTCATTCCGACTAGCCACTCGCTCTTCTCTCTGGGCGTGATTAATAACTTTCACATCCAAATACTTAAAAGCGTATTTCTCCATAACTTCTTTGGTGTTATCGGTTGAACCATCATTCACCATAACCACTTCAAAGTCTTTGAAAGACTGTCCATCCAAACTTCTAAGGGTTCTTTTTAATTTGTCTCCCCTGTTAAAGCAAGGGATAACTACACTAAACCTTGGACTGGTACTCATTGTTCACCTCCACCATTTTCTTAATAAAGCCTGTCTTATCAAAGCGTGATAGGGTTAAAACGTCTTTTGGTAGGCACTTACCACCAAAGCCTCGTTTATTCCCGTGGTAGGGATTCCAGCCGTTTACAGAACCCCACTTATGAGATTCTAAAGCCCGTTGTGTCTCCCAATAATCAGCTCCCGTTTCCATAGCAATATCTCGAAAGATATTCCCTAAAGTTACCTTAGTTGCAAAAAAGGTGTTCATGGCGTACTTCAAGAGTTCTGAAGTTTCTGGTTTGACAATAATCGGTTCACCAATCATCTCGGTTAAGAATGTTTTTAGTTCTTGAGACAGCACCAGATCCGTACTCCCCAAGTAGATCATGTCTGGGAAGAATGAGTCTTTCAAGGCACTTGATTCAGTCAAGAACTCGGGGAAGTGAATAAATGGTCGTTTATAGGTTTCTTCAAAGAGTCTAGTTGTCCCAATAGCCACGGTAGATCGAAGCACAAAGATTGGACTAGGATCAAACTCCATAACCTTCTCAATCACATCTCGCATGGCTTCTGTGTTTTGAACTCCATCCTCATAACTAGGCGTGGGAACACAAATAAAGTAGTACCGATTATGAGTTGATCCTAATGCTTTTAATGGTTCTACAAAGTCTCTAATCGCATCCGTATTTCCGTCACTAATGTCATAGTGGTGGCGAATATCTAAAGCAAGGGCGGTTGCTTTACCGACTACTCCATACCCCAAGACAAAAGCGTTCATAAGTCTCCTAATAGATAAGCGGTACTAATTCATGGTTCATGATGTATTTCAAATTACGGGTTTTTCTGACCCGTTGTTTCTGTTGGAACTCAATACTCTTCTCTGCTTCAGCCACGATCTTCATAGCGGTCTCCATGTGATACATCTGCTCATTGTCGTAGTTTGTATTAGTAGAACCATCCATTATGGTAGTTCTATCAATATTGGAAGAATACTGTCTCCAGATAACGTGTGGGCCTAAGATGTCTCGAAAGGGAATAAAGTCCTCATTGGCTACGATGATGTTTCCTAGGAGTGCTGCTTCTTGAGCTACTAGAGAATAAGACTCTGAAACACAGGGCATAACAAATACATTCGATAGTTGGAATAACATTCCCACAACATCCCGAGGAACTCTGGCTTTCCACTCTGGAATAAACTCACTGGTAAAGATAAGTTCGTTATCTAGGAGTCCCCACTCTTTCCCGATCTGTTTGAGGTTCTCTCGATAGGTTACTTTATCTCCGCCAGTGGAATGAAAGTCAGCCACAATTGCTCTTACGGAGTTATTAAGTTTCTTTAATGAAGCCACTGTCTTGATCATATATTCTACTTGCTTACCGCGGTCCAATCGGGCAGGGTACAAGGCTATGTAGTCAACATCAAGGAGGCCGTGTTGATCACTAAACTCTCTCATAATCGGGGTGAACCGCATCATTTCGTACACATCAGTCGGGTGGTGAACAATCGCTACATCAGACTCATCAATCTTAAAGTTATGAGCAATTCGTTTGATCGACATATGGTTGAAAAACACATACTTCGAGTTCGGGAACTTCTGGGTGATGTTGTCGATGTACGCATCTTGGAAGATCTTGAGTTGTTGCGTCAGCGTATACGGAGAGGTGGCAGAATGAATCCAGTGTAACCACTTAATATTAGGATATTTGGAGGCTACTTTACGGGCAGCCACATTATGTTTCATGGCTGCTGGTTGGTAGATAACATCATGGGTTAAAATAACGTCTAAATCTTTGGCTCGAGCTTCAATAGCGTCAGCTAACTTGTCTACATCCTCTTGGAAGGTATCGTCTATTTTTACCTCATTGTGGCAAGCTACGCCTGGAATCATAACTATCTCTGCTTGCGCGTAGGGAAGGTCTTTGAGGTTATCGGGGTTCTTCCACCAGCCAGATTCTTGCACGAAGACAACAGGCTTAATTTCAGCCATAAGAAGCATCTTTATTTGATCTTCTACCACATTACAAAGGGAATACGCATTATCGTGAGAAGTAAAGTTGGTTAAGATACCAACTTCTTTACCAGTTTTCACTGTTTCCATGTGCCTCCATGTTAAAGCTACTTATTCAATTAGGTCGTAGATGTCGATGTAGAACTCGATGTGCTTGTAAAGTCTCCATCACAGAATACTGAAGCCGATGGGCTAGTTCCTGTAAGGGTGGCATAGACACCAGTTCTTACGTGAATTGGTTTATCAAGGATAACGGGAACAGTGGTATTAGCTGCTGCTTTAATAACCATTATGTTTGCCCCACCAGTAGTGCTTGTCCAATCTCTCAATGTGAGAGTTGCTGCATCAGATCCGCCAGTGAGAACTGCGCCATAGAATAAAGTAGAGCCAGTGTAGACAAGTCCAGTTGAATTAATGTATTTGTATGGAGAGTTCATAGATTCCTTATATAGTTTTAATCTTTTGATAAGGGGTTGTCAAGTTCTGCGCCTCCGCCATACCAGCCAACGCCATCTTTATCTATACTCATCAGTTTACCAGACTGGACTTTGGTTGCAATAGTTTTAGGAAGTCCAGAGGCTTCATCACTTAATGGTCCAAATCCCTCTCTCTCGACTACCTTGGGATCTGAGGTGGGATGCTTTAAGCGTCTATCTCTCCTCAATTCTTCTGGTTCAGCTTCTTTGACTGTCTTGAGGTTTTTTGGCGGTGCATAGGTCTTTACTGGAAGAACGTCATCACGCTCAATCACCTGTAAAAAGCCATGAATATTCACCATTTCTTTGCCTATTTCGTTTGGGAATTTCTTTGACTCACCTGCCAATAATTGCCATTTCTTGAAGTCAATTTCGTACTGAAGATTGTTCTCGGTTGGATTAAAGATGATCCACATATGCCTCCATTTTAACAGCTAATAAACTACGAAGTAGAAGTTGAGGTGGTGGTGGTTGAAGTTGAAGTAAGCGCAATACTTACCCATCCAGAACCGTTGTACACCTGCAAGCGTGAACTAGAAAAAAGGATTTCTCCTGTTTTTGGTGCTGAGGGAGCAACCGTGTTCAAGCGACCTGCGAACCTCTTAAATAATGTTCTTGCCATAATTTTTTATCCTTTATAAATATGGGGAGGGGAAGTTTATGGCAACCCCTCCCCAAGATTCAATTACGATGAGTAAGCGAGTCCATCACCTTTAGAAGCCCAGACACCTCTCCAGTCGGACCATCCGCGGCTGAAGCGTTCACGGGTCTTGTAAAGTGCAGCTCCAGTGTCAAACGAGTTGTCTTGTTTGAACTCTGGGCGAACTCTCCAGAACCAGTTTAATTCATGAAGGCTATCGTCAATCAAGAACCAGGCGGTGCTTGAAGTAAGATAGTGCCATGATAAAACTTTCATACCCATTTCTGAGTAGTAGTTCATATCATTATCCCCAGTTTCAGAGCGTTTCTCTGATTTAAGGATTTCATGAGCGGTTTTCCTCAAGGCTCGACCAACTAACAGAGTTTTTGCCTCTGCCATGATCTTTTGACCTTTATCGTCTAGTTGTCCTTCTAAAGCCAAGATACCTGTGTTCAGGTTCTCTTCGTTTAGAACGATACCAGTGGAACTACCGTTAGATTGTGCAGTACCGCCATCAGCTCTGGGATGCAGAGTTGAAATTAAGTACTTGCCATCTCCACCAGTTCCGCTTGAAAAAGCGTTGTTGAAGATAGCTGCTGCGTAGTACTCATTGGTTCTACGAGCTGCGCGACCTAAAGCTGCTGGTTTCTTATTCATGACATTGTACAAATCATCTTCGTACAACTCTTCAGAAATACGAAAACCCTTGGTGTACTTCAAGTGAGTATAGCTCACATCGTACATTTGAACGGGGTCTTCGTAGGTAATTGGATCGTTTTCCCCAGTTTGGGTCAACATTCCAAAACCAGAGACAGCCGAGTCTTTCTCTTGGTATTTAGACGAACTATTAATACGGAAGAGTTTAGAAAACTGTTCAGGAATTTCGTTGTAGCGATCATTGAAGATCTTGCGAAAACCTGGCTCTAAAACATCTCCGAAATTTGAGCGTAGTGCCATAATTTCTCCTTAATTGTTAAACGTAGTGAACCACTTAAAGTTGTGGTTCAAAGATCTTGACAATACCTCGAGTGGTTACATCGGTTGTAGCAACCAATGACACTTGAGCTGCTCCAGCTCCAGCACTCGCTTCATTGACGGTATCGTGGTCGGTTAGGTCAAACCTTGCACCAACTTTTGAACCGCTAGTTGTTCCGATTGCTGCGCTGAAGTCAACTTCATAGCAAGCAGTAGGATCAACATTAACGAGAGCTTTCTTCTGATCAACAGTCTCATTATCTGAGGCTACTGTCCAGGTGTCACTAGAACCAGCGTCATGGGCTACTGGAGCACCATTCGCATCAACAACAGCTTCCACAGATCCTAAGATAGGATTGGTGGCAGTTGCTAAAACAACGTGACCATCAGTATTCAATGACACAAAGTCACCAGTGGTGAGCGCGTCTGAATTGTCAATAATATATGCTTTGGTGATAGGGTGAACCTGACCACTTAGGCAATAAGCAAAAGTTACATTAGCCATATATTTCCTTATAGGAATAAATTAAATAAAGGGTTAACGAGATAGGATTTCTTTTTTAGACTGTAAGTATTCGTCTAAAGTAAGCCCCATTCGTTGTGCTGCCACTTTCTCTTCTGGAGAAAGGCTACTGGTATCTAATTTTTCGATAACAGCCTGTGCAGCTCTTGGAGTACCAAATCCAAGACTTAGGTTTACCTGCGGTTCGATCTTCTCCTCAGTTATGTTGTTTTCCTGTTTGTAGACACTCCAGGCATCTTTGAGCATCCGTGGCAATTGTTGAAGAGATGGTGCTGAACCTGGCGCAAGCCAGTTCTTCATGTTGTTCCCAATTTCCCTTCTAATTTTTGCCTTCTCATCTTCTGATTTTCCAGTCAAGTTAATGCTGGCTTCAAATTCAGAGATAATCCGTGCTTCTTCGATTCCTGCAATTTCATCTACTCGAGGATCTTTCTGAGGCGTGACCGTGTTAGCGTCTCCACTGGAGTCTCCACCAGCATCCTCACCATAGAGTTTCTTAACTTCCTCAACCACTTTCTTATAGAGGTCTGGGTTTCCATAAACCGCTTTAAGAACTGGCGTGACGTTATTCTGAAACTCTTCCGCCTGTTTGATCTTCTGACCTTGATCAGAGAGACCTTTTCTTGCATCTTTATATGATTTAGCAAGTTTTTCAGGACTATCAAATTCATTTGGGTCAACTCCAGCCAACTCTTGCCAAGTTGATTGTTTGCCCTCCCCTTCTCCGCCATCTTGGTTAGGAGCTTTGGATTGGTCCTGATTATCAGCGTTCTGGTTGTCAATGTGCAAATCGTCTGCCATTTTAACCTTTCTATCCGCCCATTTGGGTTAGGACTTTTGGTGATGAGGCCTACGGTGTGGCTTGTCATCAAATAAGTAATAGTGATATAAGCCTAGAGTAAGGAAAATGAAAAGTCAAATAAGCTAGAGGTTATTTAGGAAAGTACTGTTTCCATTCGGGAGTATTCATAACAAAATCTGAGTAACTCTTGTAATCATTCGGTGATCGAGCATCGTATGTTTGAGGATCTCCAGCATAACCTAGTTCTTGTATTCTCATTAATGCTTTAAGTGGATCTCCAGCCTCAAGGGCTGATGCATATCTTCTCTTTAATAATTCTGCATATGCCTTTACCCCATCCTCTTGTGAGCCATATCTAAAAGCCCCATCAGGGTTTTGATCAGTCGCATTTATATTGTAAGGATTGTTGTAAGGAGCTACTCCATACTTGTGTAGACCTCTTCCCTCGGCAGCATATTGACCAGCAGCTACTGGCCTTGGTATTCCATACTGATCAGTAATAGGAAAAACTACACTCTCAAGAAAATCGAAGGAATTATTTGAGGTACTTGCGCCCTTAACTGATCCTGTTTGATTTTTTGCTGGAGCTTTTGTTGGTGCTTTCGTGGGAGCTTTGGTTGGTTGGGGATCTTTGGGAACAACCTTTCCTTGACGTGCTAAAAACTCTCTAACAGGAATCTGCTCAATTGAACCATCTGACTTAGTGACTGCCCACATGGGTTCTTGAGGTGGTCCTGGTGGTCCTTGTTTTACCCTGGGATCAGCCATTTCTGTCTTACCAGTCAAGAAGCCATAGAGCTTTTCTAAGAGGTTCATTCTTCCTTCTCCCGTCTCTTCTCTTTGGACTCCTCCAGCTTATCAAGCATCTCTCCAGAGCGTTTTATAAGGCTTACTAAAAGGGTTAAGTAAAAGTCTCCACCTTTACAAAAGGCTTTGTTTTGAGCGTTTCGTTTTTCATCACCCTCGGGGAAAGAGAACTCATCTCGCAAGATGTTGTACTTAATGACTCGAATCGCCTCATATAAAGAAGCAATCGTTTTAGCATTAGAAAGCGTTAGAAGATCATTGAGAGTTTTCTCCGTGATTCCATCTGACTTTCTTATGATGTGATCTATTTTACTTGCCAAGCATCCTCCTCATGAATCCGCCTATAGGTGACGATCCTGCTTGTGTTCCAGCTTGGTTACTCTTGGCCGTGGCTTGTCCACTCACTCCCTGAACTGGTGGTTGGCCTCCGCTCTCGGCTGTGCCTCGCTGTTGTTGTGCCATAACCTCACCTTGAACGTGTTGGGTAAATGCATCAACGATTGCTTTCTGTTGAGGATCTTCCATCGAGAGTTGCTGGAATGGACCTGACTTCATAAACGCGGTGTGAATCCTGGTATGGGGTTCGACTGAGTTAGCAGTTGGGGGGATCTGCTTTCCACTCATCATTTGTTGATTTTCAAGCTGCGCCAACTCTAGTTGGTCTTGCCCCATACCCTGACTCTCTTCTTCAACCTGCTTGAAGTTATCGGGATCTTCATCAAATTTCTTGATGTACCAATCCATAATTCGACCTGGATCATACCCACCAACACCAGAGAGAGCTACAGGCAGAATCCGATCAATCATCTCGGCTGCCTTGGTTTGCATAATCGTTTTCGTTAGGGGAAGTGAAGGAGTACCCTCGTACACAATGTCATAACTTTGGTAGAACGGCATAATGTCTTGAGGTTTTAATTCAAAGAAGTGATCACCCTTAGCATCCATAATAGATGGTTGTCCTTTGCGCCTAACCACTCGTTTGCCCGTAGTTCGGATCATGGGGTAAGACTTTTTGAAGTCTTGACCATTTACGACCTCATATTTACCAGAGCTTTTAAGCTCGGCAATCATTTCCTTGTATTCAGCACTCTTTTTGTCTCCCAAGACTGCTTCATATTGTGGTTGTGTCCAATATTGCAGGATATTAGCGACCCTTAGTCTGGTAAAGGACACATGGAAGCCGTTGTGGATGTGCCAGAGCTTCAAAGCCACTTTCCTCAAGGTAGATTCCCGTAAACCTGAGAACTCAGTAGCCGTTAAAGAGGTCCTCTGAACTGCTTGAGAGCCATCATCAATACCTGTGACTCGTTGAGCTTCTTGAATTAAGGATTCTTCTTCTTTATAAGCAGAAGATTGGGTATCTGAAGGTCTTAACTCTCGTGCTGCGGTCATCGGGTCATCAACTTCGATAGATCCATGAGGCCGACTCATTAAGTCCTCTTCAGAGATGTTGTCTCGTCTGGCAGTGAGCCACATGGGGTCAATTGTTAAGTGGATTCTGTCAAGGCGCATCCGTTTTAATTTAGAGAGTTCCTCCTGAAGCGACTCTAAAAGCTCCATTTCGCCTTTGTGATAGAGAGCGTTGGTGCGTTTTACGTCATACGCCTGGACAAAGGGTAGGAGTTTGTGGTGGTAGGGGTTAGGTCCATTGTGAATAACCACGTCATTCGCCACGATTATTAACGCATCGGGTCTAATTGACCAGTAAAAGAGAATTTGCACCTCTTCGCCTGGGTCAATTCGCTTCGGTGGTTCATAGAACTGGAAGAACTCAGTGTCTCCCGAGCATTGAACGTATTTAATGTTATCTTTTTTATTCCAGCGGTCATCTGATAAGAAGTCATAAGCAGCGTCTTTGGTCATAATGAGTTGACGGATAGCGTCATTAGCCATTCTGCGACCACGGTTCAAAGTTTTAGCTGCCTCATCAAACCAGATGTCTCGAATCGGGGTGTGTTCAAAGTATGTGCCGTTATATTGAAAGACGCGCATTTTGTCATACGTGATCTCTTTTTTCCCGTCTTTACCGACTATCTCTCGAGCGAACTGCACATCACGTGCATCCTGCCACCAGAGTTCTTCTCCAAACCCTGAGCCGTAGATAAAGGCTTCCTTTTTAACATCCTCTTCCTCGAGTTTGAAGTCTCCCTGCTGTTTTGAATGTTTGACGGCCTCTTTCATGATCTCAGCCCGAATCACATCCTCATAACCCCTACCTTTAATCGGGGGTTCAATATCGTACTGCTGCACCTCTGCCATTAAGGTCTCTATAATAGAAGTAGATAATTGTGCAACGATGTTGGATTTCCAATCCTTAGAACTCTTTTCCTCTTTCCAGCCTTCCCACTGTTTCTCGTACTGATCCCAGTACTGGTCGTATTTTTGTCTGCCTTGCTTCATGTTGTGGAAGCGTTGGTAGACGTGTTCTCGGATTCTGGCTTCTTCTCCCTCTGGGGAGTAGGTCTCATTAATCTTGGCTTTGGGGTTATTCTTAAACGAAGTTTTAGTCATGTAGTCCTTAATAAAGATACGAACTCCTTGACTTCTTTTTGCTTTCCGACTTTGGAGGGAGGGCAAATTCAGTTAGGTAGGCTAATGTATCTATAATATCATCATGCGCTCCCCGTGGGAAACGAAGAAGCTCATCCTCTAGGTACTCTAAATTTAACATTCTCTCTCTGTGAAAAATCTTACCATTGAAATAACCTGGTTGTAAACTTTTTATCCTCACATCCTTAGATTTTCCTGGAGGCGGTTTCATCTCCAAGATAGGGAGGTAGACTTTCCGCCTTCTCATCTCATCTCGTAATGAATAGGCCAACATCTTCTGATACGCGACTACTTCTAATCCCATACTGACGGGATGCCAGCGTTCATTCGCCTTAAACATCTCATCAATGATCTCATTCGGCAGGAAGTGGCCTCGAGTGATCTCTCGAATAAACCAGTTCCAGTACTCATCAACGGCTACGGTAGTAATAACGGTGTAATCCGAACCTGACTCCTGACTGATAGCAGGGTCAACCATAGTAAAGAAATAAAGATTGCGATTTTTAATATCATCGTCAATGTAATACCTGAACCACTCTTTTTTGAACTGTTGGTCTTTGTCGGGGATCGGCTCGTTGTTGTACTGGGTCGAGAACTCATACGGGGTTTTCTCCTTCATTAGTTTTTTAATGTGGTCCTGGGTAAACTTGACAGGCCAGATAGCCTCCGTACCCTCAACTACCTTACGCTTCATAATGTTGAACCGCTCTCCCTTAAACACGAACTGGTGGGGCATGATCTCTCTTGAAACCTGTTTGGGGATTTCTCCCTGACGATCATTGTCTCCGTTCATAATCCAACCATAGAGGTCTGAGTCATGCCAGCGTGTCCCGATAATAATTAACTCTCCGCCTGGTTCTAACAAATCTAATACGTCCATGTAGAACTTATAGACCTTACGGATCTGGTCAATCGTGGTAATGTTCTCTCGGTTTACTCCGTCATCAATAATCACCATGTCGTAGTGCTGAGAGGTCAAAGATCCAGTAATTCCCATAGCTGTAACCGTGGGTTCTTTCTTCTCATAATCCGCACTTTCGCCTTTAGCAAAGACTTTAATCATGTTCTCTGACCACTTACCAGGGTTGGTTGAAAAATCGTGGTAGTACTCATGTAACGTCAGATTTGATTTAAGGTGAGACTTGATTTGGTCCAAGAAAGACGTGCTTAATTGATAGGTTGCGTTCGCAATTAGAATACGCACTTGGGGGTTCTCACAGATCCGTTGTAAAGACCTGCCTACAGTCACCAGAGTACTCTTGAGGTGTCCTCGGGGAAAGAGAAGCAATTTAGCCTTCTGCTTCTCCTCGTCAATAAACTGGCACATATCCCTGTGCGCTTGACTTAACGGAACAGAGTCCTTCCCCATCTCGACATTAAGAATCTTCTGGTTAAACAAGAACAGATCTTTTAAGTAGGAACGGGCTTCAGCTTCTTTAAGGAGTTTCTCGCCTTCAACGATCTGTTCAATCAGCCTTTTTTTGGAGACTTTCGGCATATTCCTCAATCAGGTTCTCGGTTTGATAAATTAAGACTTTAAGAGCGTGGAGGTCGTACTTGGGTTCACCACTGGGTTTGAACCCTCGGGCAAAAACTCTCCCTAAAGGGTCTTTAACCATAACCCCAACTCCACGGGCTTTATTAAACGTGGCTTGGTACTCGAACTTGAACCCTAACCAATCTACCTTGAATTTTAAGAGGTGATCGAGTTGTCTGGCTAGGGCTTCATAATAGGTTCTGAATTTCTTGTTCTTGTCTGAGAACGCCTGAAGCGCATCATCGTATTCTTTCGCTTTACTGGCCTCTACTTCATCTAAGGACTCAATCACCCATTTAGAGGCTTCCTCTTCATTCTCTTGACCTAGTACGTCAATCTCTTCCTCTAGCTCTGCTTTCTTCCGTTTACTTAAGCGGCTACTTGAATCCATCTGAGCCTCCAAACTCTTTTGGTAAAACCTTGACCTTCTGTTTACGGTTCTTACAATCAATGCAGGTCCAGTCCCCTACGATCTTTCCATGCTCATTTAAGTACCCACCTTTATACACTCGGGTATGACTCTGGCACTTGTCACACTTACCCCAGGTAGTCTCCAAGGACTCCACCTTAACTTCCGTAAACGTATCCACCTGAATAAATCGTTCCTTAACTTCTTCAAGAGACTGAGCGATTTTAACTTCTAATTCCTTCTTAATCCCTTCCTTATCTGGTCGCATAACATGAGCTACGGGAACACCCTTACGAGTCACCAAGAACCCCTCCTTAGCTATCCACCTAAAGTGCTTCTTGTGATCATTAACTAAATCTGACACTTTAACGGTTTTCATTTCTTTCCTTTCTCTAACTGTTTGTTGGTGAGTGAGTAAGAGCCATCCCGAACCTCAACATCCTTATGTCTCTTACACGCAAACACATAAGAGTTTCCTACTTTATATAGTGGGAAAGAAACGAGGTGTCCTTCATCCAAACACTTCCAGCAGTAGATCTGTGAGTCATGTCCCATAATGTTACTACCTCTTGTAATGCATTTTTATATAGCGCGCTAGAGTGAGTGTCTTATAGTCCTAGTAACTTTTTATAATCAAAAAATATATGACGCGGGTGAGAGAGCTCTTACGCTTTTTCATTTATATTCGCCAGGGGGGGTGGGGGGGTCTCACTTCCATTCCCTGTTTTAACTATAGGATATGTACCAATTTGATCCACCGCGTGACACTTTCTACAACTTTCCTCAACTAGCAATAAATCACTCATAATAGTTATGGGATACACTTAAGCCTCTGTATCGTCTATAGTACTGATGCGCGCTAACTGATTTGATATACTCTGTGCTTTGTCTAACAACTCCTGAAGCGGTAACAACTCGAGGTGATCGCTCTGTGATGCCTCTTTTTCGTCTTTTTCCTCACCCGTGTAGATATCCTTAACTAATCGTAAGGCTTGGATAGCGTCACGGTTAGTAGCCTTTTTGCCTATACCAGATGTGATAGCAACGTTAAGATATTTCACGAAGTTACGCTTACTAAGGCCTTCCTCCTCAAGTACAGCCTGTAGCTGCCTTATAATCGTTTTATCCTGTACTAGTTTGTTACCTTGATTATATGCGCTCTTAGGTTCTATCCCTGGTCTGATCTCTAGATAGGCTTTCTTGGGGTCTAATTGATTCTTGAGTAGACTTTTTAGAAATTTCTTTTTTTCTTCCTTAGTTATTGGTTTTCCTTTACCCAGTGACTTGTAATTAGGTTCATTAGGTCCGATGGGTTTTATTGTCTTAGTCATTGTCTTATTCCAGAGTGTTTATAGAGTAGTCATTCTCTTGTACTGGTTCAATACGGATCGTTAGTAGTTTTTGAGTGTGCTTAGCTAGTTCTAGTACTTTGTTTATATCGCTCAGGGCTATTTTAAGCGTAACCGTGCTTTCACCATCTGTATCAATTGAGGTTCTGTGTAAGATCCCAGTAAGTTCTATAGGTTCAGATTGGCTCATGGGTTTACTTATAGCATGGGTTTTTGGCTTGATTGACTCTAACTCGAGGTATTTGACTATTGACAATAGCATTATGCGTGTAGTATTATGTAGCTATATTAATATTTATTATATGTAAAGGATTCCACAATGGAATACACTCCACAGCCAGACACGCTCAGTGTCATATTTCAAGAGTTAGAAGATGGTTATAGCGATAGTGATATATCTATGGATATTCTCTATCCTATAGTAGATGCTGAAGAGGTTCGAGAGATTGATCTATTAATTAATGAATTGTTAGGGAATTAATATGACTATACTTCAATTTTACGTAAAAAATGTTTACGGCAAAGATACCTATTATCTAGTCGAGTCACAACTTGACGCGCCATATATCTATCAATTAACAGGTCGAAAGTCTTTGACAGTATCAGACATGAAAGCGCTTAAGGGTTTGGGATTCAAATTAGCGATGGTTATGAATCCTAAAAATCTGTCAATGTATCAATACGCCAATTAATTAACTTAAAAAGGGAATATATGACACTATATAAAACTGGTGAGAAGTTCGAGGCTACAGACTATCCGTATGGGTTCAGACTTAGGACTTCCAAATTCTATTGGGTAGAGTTCAAGCAAGGCAAAGGGTTTCGAGCGGTTACGCAAACCATTAATCCCAAGACAGGGAAGCTCAACAAGCCAAAGAACTCGACAT